TACCGAGGTCCCTCTGCAAATTCCTATCATAATACTTCTTCAGTTTGGCATCCCTGAAAAGTAAATTTTCATTTAAGAATTTTTCAATGGTAGATTTCGAATAGATTTGATCGTCCATTATTATATCGTGATATAATAATATGGTCTGTAGAGTGATCGACGAATGTAGGTGCTATGCATACAAAGGTGAAACCAATCAGTTCTGCGGTACCAGACGGGGACCTGATGTTGTTCACTGTCCCAAAGACTGCTGTTTTGGTGGATGCCCTGACGATGGTTCTCGTCAACCATTCAGGTTCATAGACCGTCCAACCCAGCGCAATGTTCTTGAGAACCTTAAACCCGTTGAAGTATCAATATCAATTCTATTATGTATTGTGGTACTTATTGGTCTCTTTCATCTAGACTTAAAGATTACGTCCGTAAGAAAGATATAATGTCTCTTGAAACTATCCAGACCGAAATTGCCGCCCTCCGCAACGATGTAAAGAATCTCACTAAGCTTGTACGCAAGGTCAAGAACACTCAGGAGGATCCTGACGGTGAGAAGGCCAAGAAGCGTGCCGAGAACAACGGATTCAACCGAAAGCAGGAAATCACACCTAAGTTGCGTGAGTTTCTTGCCCTCCCCGACGGAGAGCTCATCTCCCGCTCGGAGGTTACCAAGTTTGTTAACAAGTACATCACTGAGAAGGGTCTTAAGCACCCCGAGAACGGCCGCCAGATTATTCTCGACGATAAGCTTCGGGACCTTCTTGCTCCTCCCGCCGACGTTGTTGTTACTTACCTTAACCTCCAGAAGTACCTTTCTCCTCACTACGTTAAGAAGGCTTAAAAAATAAAAACATAAACATAATAAAACATGGTTGTCTTCGTTGATAAGACGCGAATTGAAGAACTTGTTGGTACAAAGATCAAAAATCTTGATTTGTACCAAAAGGCATTTACACATAAATCTGCCATCAAAGAATATGAGCAGTTTACAGAATCTTTTGAAACACTTGAATTTATTGGTGACTCCGTACTAGGGTTTGTTATCACTAAGTTTTTATTTGATCGTTACGAAAGTCGTCAAGAAGGTTTTCTCACTAAAGCTCGTACAAAGCTGGTTCGTGGAGAAACTCTAGCTAAGATTGCTAATACACTCAATTTAAATGAACTTGTGATTATGGATGAAAAGGGTATGCGCAACCAATGGAATAACAATCCAAAAATTCTTGAAGATGTTTTTGAAGCCCTCATTGGTGCTATTTACATGGATATTGGTCTCATCCATGCTAAGGAGTTCATTCTTAGGATTTATCAAGACCCTGAGATTGTTGATATGAATTCTATCATGGTTGATGATAACTATAAGGACCATCTCATGCGTCATTGTCAGGTAAATAACTGGCCACTCCCAGAATACCGTGTATGTGCTCATCACGAAGGTTTATTCTACATTGACATCTACATCGACGATATGTTTCGTGCGAGAGGTGCTGCAAAAAGTAAAAAACAAGCTGAACAAAATGCAGCACAAATGTATTTTCAGGTCCTAGATGAGGTTAAAAAATACAATTATAATTAAGTTAACATGCACCCGAATGTTAAAGCAGCGTTAGAACGTGAGTATGCAGCACAAAAATCGGAAGAATGGCTTGCTCTACGCGGTAAAATGTTAACCGCTTCAGATGCCGCTACAGCCATTGGTGTTAATAAATACGAAACACCTGAAGGACTTCTACTCAAAAAATGTGGTCTCGGTGAAAAGTTTACTGGAAATGCAGCTACACGACATGGTGAGAAGTATGAGGATGAAGCACGTATTCTATATGAAGAGAGGCATGGGGAGGTTGTCCATGAACTTGGTCTTTGCCCCCATCCAGTTGAAGATTGGTTAGGTGGAAGTCCTGATGGTGTCACCGAATCTGGTAAACTCGTGGAGATTAAATGTCCTCCACAAAGAGCGATCATACCCGGGGAAGTACCTATTCATTACATGCCACAGCTTCAACTATGTATGGAGATTTTAGACCTAGAATCAGCAGATTTTATCCAATATAAACCCGCGGAAACTAATTGGCCTAAACCAGAAGAATTTGATGTCGTGAACGTCCCCCGTGATCGTGAATGGTGGAAGACTTATCTCCCAGTCATGAGGGAATTTTGGGATAAAGTTCTCTATTTTAGAGAACACATAGATGAACTTCCAAAACCTAAGTTGAAGAAGACTCGAAAGAAAAAAGAACCCGAACCAGTTGTCTGTGAAATTGAGGCACTCCCTGAGGAGGACTTCTACAATGACGACTGAAGATCAATACAAACTCGCAACAGACTCCCTAAACGGGCGTCTATTCGTACCTTACCAAAGAGAAGGTGTACAATGGATGCTTGGAATGGAAAATCAAAGTGATGGACCCAAGGGAGGCTTTTTATGTGACGAAATGGGTCTGGGCAAGACCGTACAACTGATTTCTACAATGCTTGGAAATCCACAAAGTCGTACACTCATCATCGTGCCCAAATCTATTATCACTCAATGGCGTGAGGAAATTCAAAAATTTGCACCTAATCTTACCGTAAACATTTACGATGGGATTGAGCGTAAAGTGTGTAGTGATGCACATATCACCATTGCACCATATACACTTCTCACTATCAAAGGTGCTGAGGTTGGTGCGCCCACTCCACTTCATTATACGAGTTGGGATCGCGTTATTTTGGATGAAGGCCACGAGATTCGAAACAAGTCTTCGAAATTGTTCAAAAGTGTGTGCCGTTTGAGGGCAGATATTAAATGGATTGTGACTGGTACACCAGTTTTTAATTCGATGGAGGATTTTGTGTCTCTTTGTACTTTTTTGGGAATTCCCAAGAATTTTGTTCAAGGAAGGACTAAAGAGATCAAAGATATCTATATCCTTCGTCGAACCAAGGATGATCTCGCTAAGATTAACGAACGTCTTCGGCTCCCACCTTGTACGTTTGAAAATGTGGAACTTGATATGTTCAAAGAAGAGAAGGCTCTTTACGAATTTGTCTTTTTGGAGGCTCAGGATATTATCAAAGATGCCTTCAAAAATACCCAAAGTCTTAACTCAAAAAATATGGTCATTTTGGAGTGCCTTCTCCGCGCCAGGCAGTGTATGATTTGGCCACAGATGTATCTAAATGGGGTCGGTGTGAAGAATGGAACCAAACCAACAAAGTGGGACGGTCGATCTAACAAGATGGAAACTTTATTCAGGATGATTCAAGAACACCCTAACGAGAAGAGTTTGGTCTTTTGTCAGTTCAGGGGCGAAATGAACTATATTCAGTCTCAGTTGGACTGTCCAGTTTTCAGGATTGATGGGTCAGTTCCCAAAGAAGAACGAGTGAGGCAAATAAATGCGTTTAAAAGTGCAGCCCCAGGAGCCGTTTTCATCATTCAGATCAAGAGTGGGGGGCAGGGGTTAAATTTGCAGGAGGCGACTCGAGTATACATAACAGCCCCAGCATGGAACCCTGCAACTGAATTACAGGCGATTGGTAGAAGTCATCGAACCGGTCAAACTCAAGCTGTTTACGTTAAAAAATTGGTCTACAAGGAGTGTCCACGGTTTGTGAGTGTGGAGGAAGAAATGATGGCACTCCAAGGTCATAAATCCATTGTGTGCTCAGAAGTTCTCAATGACGACCGTGTAAAAACGCAAATCCCTGTGAACAGGACAACAGCTAAAATATCTATTTTGGATATCAAGAATATTTTCCGTGCTTAATATAAATGACTGTTGGTTCCCGCGCCGAAGTTTACCATGGTAACGCTAATGCAACCTCTGGTGGTCTCACCAAGAAGGATCTTATGATGAAGGATGGACGTATTATCTCCAAGGCGGCGAGTAAGGCTGCTAAGAAGTCTCTCAAGCAGAACCCCAAGTTCATGGCTTTCATTGACCTCGCGAAGGAGAAGGCTGAAAAGAAGGACTCTTTCTGCCTCGTCCCCAAGAAGGGTAGCAAGACCTACAAAAAAATAATCAAAGCTAGTAAGTAAGAGATGACACTCACTCAGTGGTCAGAATCCGTAAGAATGGCTAAAATCAAGCTTGGTCTAGACCCACAGAAATTTACCAGGGTTCAGGGTAAATTGCTCAAGGAGGCTCAGGCTATATATAGCATATTAATGATAAGTAAATCTAAATCTAAATAACGAATTGAAATCCCTTCAAGTTCTGTGGCTCATAAACAATCAGCTGATGAAGCTTCCATGTACACCCAAACTTTCTGTTCAAGAAATACACACTATTGAGTTCAACAATAGCATGTCCCGAATTTCTTGCATAGAGACCATTAGTCGCATTATCCCTTAGTGGGTTTTTATCCGCATCAAATACATTTGGTTTGATTTGATCATCCATAGTCGTATCAACCTTAACACGAAACTTTGGTTCGCGATCAGGTGCCTCCTTTACATTGGAGTTGAACATTGGTAACAATTGCTCCTTTGTCATAGGAGCTCCGAAAATTGCTTCACTTTGTTCGACAACCGAATCGATGATTTGATCCTCAAGTTTACGCACAGAGTCGTAAAATTTCTTCATGTAGCTATCTTCCTCGTCATAACCCTTGATTGCAAAGTCAATATTGTACTTAGTTTGACCAACCTCAGGTGTAAACCCTGATACACCAAATGGCATATACATCCGAGGAAATTGGACACGTAGGGGTGTACCCTGCTTTGTACTTATGACAATTTTCCGATTATTAAATGCGTTAATTTGTAAGTTGTCGATGGCCTTGTCCATATTTCTAATTCATATTTAGGTTCAAAACTTTAAGCCGAACAGGCCACACAATCTGGCTCTAAACTGAACTGGATTGGTCGAGCCTTTGCCTTAGATCTCAGGTAGTACATACCAGTCTTGAGACCTTGTTTCCATGCATACATGTGCATCGAAGAAAGTTTAGACATTGTCGGACTTTCCATGAAGAGATTCATAGATTGTGATTGGTCAATAAAACGACCCCTGTCTGCTGCCATATCGATAATGCATTTTTGGCTAATTTCCCACACAGTTTTGTAAAGTTTCTTAATATCATCAGGGATGTCTACAATGTTCTGAATAGAACCACCAGCTTTAACCATTAAGTCTTTCATTTCCTTACTCCATAGACCCACATTCTTAAGATGATCGACGAGATGCTTGTTGACAACAACAAATTCACCAGCGAGTGTACGACGAAGATAGATATTAGTGGTGTAAGGTTCGAAACATTCGTTATTACCCAAAATCTGTGCGGTGGAGGCTGTAGGCATGGGGGCGAGAAGGAGACTGTTCCTAAGACCATTTGTTTTTACCTTTTCACGCATAGCATCCCAGTCATATCGACCACTAAATTTGGTTTCACCTTCCCACATATCTGGCTGAAGAATACCTTCAGAAGCTGGAGAACCCTTAAAAGTTTCATACGAACCATCTATCTCAGCCAACTCCGAACTCGCTTCAAGTGCGGCATGATAAATAGTCTCAAAAATGTGTGCATTCATAAGGCGGGATTCCTCACAGTCAAATTGAAGACCACATAGAATGAAAACATCTGCGAGTCCCTGAACACCGAGACCAATTGGACGATGTCTCATGTTGGAACGCCTAGCGGTTTCCACTGGGTAGAAGTTCCTATCAATGACCCTGTTCAAGTTTTTAGTCACAGTCTTGGTGACTTCATGGAGCTTGTCATAATCGAAGGTTTTCGTTTCCTTGTTTACATATTTTGGAAGTGCAATAGATGCCAAGTTACACACAGATGTCTCATCCTTGTCGGTATACTCGAGGATTTCAGTACACAAGTTAGAACTCTTAATCGTTCCTAAGTTCTTTTGGTTGGATTTCTTATTGCACGCATCTTTGTACAACATGTATGGGGTCCCAGTCTCAGTTTGACTCTTAAGAATAGCCTTCCAAACTTCTGTAGCTGGTACAGTCGCATTAGCTAGACCCTCCTCTTCATACTTTGTGTATAGAGCCTCAAACTCTTCACCGTATACATCGGATAAACCTGGGGCTTTGTCCGGGCAGAATAGAGACCAATTACCACCCTCTTCAACCCTCTTCATGAAGAGGTCTGGAATCCACATAGCACTGAAAAGGTCCCTACAACGTGCTTCCTCATCACCTTGGTTGAGACGAATTTCCAAGAAATCCATGATGTCTGCGTGCCATGGTTCAACATATACAGCAATCGAACCCTTACGACGACCAGCTTGATTCACATAACGAGCCGTGGCGTTGAAAACCCTAAGCATTGGGATAATTCCATCAGATTGACCATTGGTGCCTCGAATACGAGACTTGTTAGCACGAATATCGTGAATATGCATACCAATTCCACCAGCCCACTTCGAAATTTGTGCACACTCAGTTAGAGTTCCATAAATGCCATCAATTGAATCACCCTTGTTCGCAATAAGAAAACAGGAGGACATCTGAGGTCGTGGTGTACCCGCATTGAATAGAGTTGGTGTTGCATGAATGAAGAAACCCTGGGACATTTTATCATATGTTTCGAGAACAGCTGGGATATCCTTACCATGAATACCGATAGCAACACGCATAAACAAGTATTGGGGAGTTTCAATCAACTTTCCTTCAACCCTTTGAAGATAACTTTTTTCGAGAGTTTTTAAACCGAAATATCCAAAATCAAAATCACGATCGGTTTTAATATGTTCTTTTACCTGTTGAGCAACCTCAACGACTTCATCTGTGATAATTTTCGCCTTCTGGAGCTTTCGCATCGCGAGATGGAAGTTGTTAGGGCATACTTTATGAATATTACTGGCGATAATACGGGTGGCGAGAACTTCATAATCCGGGTCCGATGTAATCAAACCAATACAAATTTCAGCAGAGAGAACGTCTATTTCCTGTGTAGTGATGTTATCATACATTGATGAAAAAACCTGTTGAGCAATTTTTTGAGAGTCACATTTGTCTGAAAGTCCAGACGTTAAATTCTTGATCCTATTGGTGACGTTATCAAATCTCATATCCTCAATACGACCTGAGCGTTTAATGACCCTCATATACATTCTCTTCAATTTTTATTTTTAACCTTATTTTTTACAGTCAAGATCACCACTTCGCACCGCAACCGTTCCCGCCACTTCCATTTTGCGATTGGGTTGAAGAAGGTATGTATTTACGAAAAATGGACCGGGCTCACCAGCCTTGGCCACAGGAGGATAAGAACCCACGAAGCACTCAGGAGCCTTGCATGGAATTGGTTCGACATTGTTGGGTTTGCTGGCGTACGCCTCATTGAAGTCTGACATGGTCAACATTTAATATGTACAGACAATTTTTTTCGGAGACTATATTAAATGTGTGATAACCTCCACCTTAATTCTATTCAGCAGTGTGAGACTCCACTGAACACTTTGTTCTTTTCGGATTTCAACAAGAATCTTCTTCAACGTGGAATTCGTCAGGCGTTTAAAAATAAGACTGGCATTTCCATAGATTACCAGAACCCTGATGATTTATTCGCCATGATGCGTGTTGTATTCATTAACAACTCTGGTGATCAATACACCCAAGTCAATGAACAGGTTAAGTATATGAACGGCAAGGTCATATCTTCAGCCATGTCTCAAATTCAAACTGGTGTATCTCAATATATTGCCTATGCTGAGGATATCGATACCATTAGTACACCCATGGATCGACCTGTAAATACCAGTACCACCGGAAATAAAATTGATTTTAACAATAAGATTGGAATCAATTAAAGCTTTGAGTCCCCTGTAGAATAAGTATGAGTCTTAACAAATACAAATGTGAAACAGAAAAGGTGTGTAGGTCTAAGGGGTGGGATCGTGCCCCCATCGATACAGTATGGCTTCTCCTGACAGAGGAGGTTGGCGAACTTGCATCCGCAATTCGACAATATAAGAAAACATACAAGAAGACAAATCTAAAAAAGGAGAGAGGAACAGATGTTATGATGGAAATGGGTGATGTGTTCAGTTATCTCTTTCAATTGGCACATATGCTAAATGTCGATTTAGACAAGATGTGGGATGAACATAAAATCAAGATGGTGGACAAGAAATATAATCTGAAGTAATAACAATAATGAGTGAGTTTATGCTCAATGATCAAGCTGCCATTGATGACATCAACCCATTTGTCCAACACGATTTCTCCCTTCCAGGGGGTGTGAGACAGACGGGTAATTTTGAAGATTTTCAAGAAGTTCCTAAAAGTGGGGGTATCCCACCCACCGGTAAAAGTGTTTTTTGTACCGTTGGATTGTGCAAACCTGAGAAACAGCCTTGCCGTATAAACCGGAATGTTCAACCCCGCCGTAATATCGATTATGGCCTTGGATGTGGTAGGGAGAGGGAACCAGTTGTTGTTGGTGTTGAGCGTAAAAATACGACAACCCAATTAATTGTCATTTCTATTCTCATTGCTCTAATTCTATTAATTTTAGTACGTTGAAGAAATACTTGAGACGAGACTTCTTTTTACATTCTTGAATTGAATCTATTATTGATTTCTTACAAAACTTCTTAATAAACTCCACTTGCCAAGCACTCTCCATATTAATACGAGGTGGCTGGAATGTTGGATCTAGAATCTTAACTGCATGGGCTACACGCACATACTTACGAATATCCTGATCGTAAGTTAAGAAACTTTCGAGTGACAGTTCAGCCATACGCTGTCTCACCTCTAGGGTTTTCTTAACCATTGTATCAAGAAACTTCTCGTAAACAATTGAGTGATTACCAGACTCTAATGATACCCAATCAGCAAAAGGTTCTGTATTGAGGTAATCTGTGAAGGTCGAGTATCCCTTATTCCTCGTGTACCTATCATATACAATCTCAACATAAGAGAGGTCAGACTCCACATCAAAAACATGCTTTGCAGATTTAAGGAATGACGTCATTATCTTTATGTAAAATTTTATCTCTAAGTATAGTAATAAACATCTAACATGGCTATGCCAATGTTAGCTGGTGTCGGTCTTATGATGGTATGTTGTTCTTCAAGTTCAGCAGCAGCAATGATGATGGGTGGTAGTGAAGAAGACCCAGCCGCGGGTGCGGGTGCGGGTGCGGGTGCTGGGGCGGGTCCCGCATTAGACCCTAATAGGGTGTGTCCACGTACAGTAACTGCAAAACGAACTGATGCCACTGGTGGTTGGGGTATGAAACTCAAATTCAATTGTGGTGATGAAACTGTAATAATTGGACCCGGTGGCGCCAATGAAGTTGAAAGTGGTGTGGTAAATCTCGCAGCTGATGCGTGTCCGTCAGAAATCAATAAAACAAATTGGTTAGGTACTGACACCTATGGCGACACATTTGCCACTACTGTTAGTGACTGTCTTGACCCAGGTGAAACCTGTCCACGTAAAGTAACTGCAAAACGAACTGATGCCACCGGTGGTTGGGGTATGAATCTCAAATTCAAGTGTGATGATGAGACGGTAACAATTGGACCTGGTGGTGCCAATGAGGTGACATCACCCACACCTGTAAATATCAATGAATTGTCGTGTCCAGGAACAGTGTCTAGATCTAATTGGTTAGGCACTGACACCTATCCAGATACATTCAAGGTTACTGTAGGTGATTGCGAATGAACACCTAAGTGAGCCACCCACAATATAAAAAGTATGTCCAAAAATGTATTCAACTATTGCAAATAATAGCTTTTCGTATCTTCTCACGCTCGATGAGATACGAAAAGATTTACCAGATGAGACTAGACCCTCATGGATAAAGATTACGACAATTACTATGGTGTCGAGCTTTATCCAACAGATTGATATAAAGCGACTTCGACGTTTATTCGAAGAAATTGGTTCCTATAAGATGCGACGTGTGGGTACCAAAACAGATGGTTTTGAGTGGAAATTGAAACCGACGACTTTCTACAACCAGGTGACCTTAACGTACCACGACACCTATAGTACCAAGTCTGTGAAGGTATTCCCCAACGGTTCGATCCAAGTGGCGGGTTGCTGTGATCTCTTCGATTGTAAGCGGATCATCACCCAACTTGTTCATATTTTCAAAACCTTTTTGGGTTTGAAAATTGAAGTACCAGTGGATTCATTCCGTGTTGTTATGATTAACTCCAACTTCAGTCTCAACTACAATATCAACCTCATGAAGGTTGCCGACTGGTTTGAGGAGTATGATGACATTTTTAAGGTTTCTTTTGAACCAGATAGGTATTCCGCAGTAAAGATCAAGTTCAAGCCTTCAGAGGATATGAAGGAGATTACATGCAGTATTTTCAGTACTGGTAAAATTATCATTACAGGGGCGGAGACCCTCAAGGAGATTGCATTTGCCTACAACATCATCAACAACCACATAAATGAAAATCCCCAGATTCGAGTGTCACGCACAGACGACACTGATGTATTTGATATTTATTTGGGATATAGATGTGATCCTTTTGTCAAACTTCTCAAGGAGAAAGGGTTCAATTCTTGGATGAGAACAATTACCAACAGGCAAATAAAATTCTAAATGTATATTAACAATATGTCGCAGCGACTTGGTATGGCCGATGGTCGGTGCTTCACCGTAAACTCTTCAGCTCAGCTCTTTAACAACTATGTTATGAAGCAAAATGATATTTCTTTCGAGGACAACTACTCTTACCGTAAGCTCCTCCAATCTCAGGGTCCTCAGCTCCTCACCAAGGTACAGGAGAATGTACAAGGTAAGGGACCATGCATTAAGTGTGACAATCCTCTCGTGGATACCTCCAAGATCTACTAACTGAGAAAAATCCCCAAAAAAACTTTAAAACCTTCCTATAGAATGTCAACATGTTCCATATGTCTGAATGAAGTCCGGTGTACGAGGACCAACCCTCCAGCCCGGTGCGGACATATGTTTCATTCCCACTGTCTACAGGAATGGAAGAACCAAGGTAAGAATACATGCCCGATTTGTCGAAAAGTTATAGATGGCACACAATTTAAAATTACAGTCACTATACAAAACAATTACACAGCAACGGCGAATTCTGTGTCCTTGAATGAAGGGTCTATATTTGAGGTTCTAGATCTGTTTGACATAAATTTTGATGTGGATCAACAAGAAGACCTTGAGAGTATCTTAGCGGACCTTGGGGTGAGTCCTACCGACTTTGATCCCAGTGTCCTTGACACAGAATGAACTACAATATTTCTCGTAGTTTAGACCTGGATAGTCCCTAGAAGCCTTACGGGGGTCAGTGATGGCCTTACCTTTAGCATCAGTCAGAAGCGGACCAGTAGCCCAACCACGCTTGTGACTGAATACATTGGCTTTAAAAATTATACGTTTACCAACCTTAAACTGACCACCTTTCTTTACCCGTGATTCAGGTACTTTAAAGAATTTGGCTACAGCTTTGATAGTATCCCCAGGTTTGATTTTGTATTCAATTACCCCATGTTGTTTGTAAAAGTGGAAATCCCCTTGTCGGATATAGTTCATAGGTCTTCCAGGTGAAACAAACATCATAACCTTGAAATACCCCCTTTTACATTTTTCATTGGCACCCGCCTTGTACACTCTCTTAGGATTGTCCGAAATAACGCGCTTAGGAAGTCCAGTACAGTGGGTATAGGTATGGTGTCCATTGGAAAGACCAGAACGATCACCCGGGATGGACTTCTGCCACCTATACGCTTCGTAGTCTCCAACTGCATAGGCATAACAATTATTGTTTCCAATACCCTTTGGTGTCGACCACCGCCTGTTTGTATACCTACTTTCTGAGCCACTCAGGGGAAGAGCCCTCATTTGTAGTTTACCTAGAAAAAAATATCCACATGTAATAAATGATTCAAGAGGTTGCCAAAGCCAAGTCCAGGTCCGAAATTCTCACCGAAGTTCTCACCTTTTTACTTGTTGTGCTCATCAGCACCTTCCTTCTCCGCCTCGTGTGGAACCGCTCCCTTGTGAAGCACATCTCCATCCTCAAGCCCATTAGCAACTTGACTGATGCGTTCATCCTTTCTATTGCCCTTCAGATTGTACGTGGCATCTAATTCCAGTATTTCATTATTGATAAGTTGAAACACCAATCATATCAGTAAAAATCTCATACTATAGTAATAAAAAAACATGTCTATGCCAATGTTAGCTGGTGTCGGTCTTTTGGTCGTATGTTGTTCTTCAAGTTCGGCTTATATGATGATGGGTGGTGAGGAAACCCCAGAATCGGATGCAGGTGGGGGTGCCGGTGCCGGTGCCGGTGACGGTGACACCAACAATGCTGTTGTCGAAAAGGAATACATTGTCGCTGACGAAAGTCATGTCAATATCAAGAGGGGTGGGTACGTTGAAACTGGAGCTGGTACTTCTGTAGAAGATTGTCGTAAATTAGCGTATGATGCGGATTATGCCGCCTTTGGTTTCAGGAAGGCGGCTAACAACTGCTGGGCTATAGTTGATGGAGAAGATACTGCAGGGAATGTTGAACCTCTGGCTGACCACGTTGTGGGGTGTGTGACAGCAGGAGAAGATATCAATACCGGGTGTAAGACCACAAAGACAAACGTGATTCGGGCGAGACATTATAAGGGATTCACCAGCTTCAATAACATTGATTGTACTAGCATACCTACGTGTCGCACCGCCGCTACAGCCGAAGGTGCAAATCATTTTGGATGGAGAGAAAAGGGTGGGAATGGATGGGTTGTGACAGCTCCAGAGTTGATGAGCACAACCCCCGAATTTATGACGAGTCACACAATAGGATGCACTGACCCCACTAAAAGACCCCCAGATTGTTAAACTCCTGTATTTCATTATTGATAAGTTGATACAATCAACTCTTGAATAATAAATGATTAAACTTCGTTGTATCCAACGATCTTCTCCCCGTTAGGACCCTTGAGGGTAGGGAAAGCGGTCATACCATCGCAGCCACCCTTTTCACAATCGACGAATACATGGGGCTTACCAGCCTTCTTCATGTAATCCAACTGCTTGACTGTCCATCCACACCCCTTGGTTCCGTAAATGGTCCACTTTTTACCACCTGGGGAGGACTTGGTCTTATTCCTGTAGAGCAAAAAGACAACGAGGACGATTGCCACTGCAACTAAAATTGTTGAGCGCTGCATATTTTATTATAGGTAAATATTAAAAATGTCTTCAACTGTATTCACTATTGGAAACAAGAATGTCACACTCAAATACACCAGGAAAATGCCCCGTGGTGAAGTTGAACGGATGAAATCATTCGTCACTAAGAATGGTGACAAACTCGTCAAGACTCCAAAGTTTAAGATACTCTCTGAAGTTGACGAGGGTACGAAGAGGGTTTTTAAGGTTTACAAATCTTCTTTTTGAGCATATTGCGTTCATCATTTGATAGGCCGTTCACGTACTTGTTTATCTTTTTGGTATTTTTAGGGGTCTTGAGAGCGTACGCAACCGCCGGGTCTAATGGTCCATTCTTGAGAGGCCTCGCCTTGTTCATCTCATTTGCAAGTTTTCTCTGGGCGTTCTTTTCCCGTGCCAACAATTCCATGAATTGTTTATTATTTGCGTTAGACCACTTGGCCTTGGGTGTGACTGTCTTGAAACGGCCTCCAACAAACTTCATATTCTTACCAGCCTTTATGGCGTTCCTTACGTTTTGAGGTGTCTTCATGTTAAAAGGTTGGCCGCGATCTGCCCTCTTCATTCGAGCCTTTTGCGACCACGTTGGTTGTGCCCTCCTTTCCCTCTCAGCCTTATTCTTAGCCAAAGCCTTTTCGTATGCACCCTTTCTCACATACTCACGCCTCTTACGATTTACGTCAACAAACGAGTACTTCTTAGCCTTGGATGTGGGGGTCTTTTCTCTCTCAGCCTTGTTCTTAGCCAAAGCCCTATCGTATGCAAACTTCCTGACAAATTCACGCTTCTTACCCTTTACATTGACGAAAGAGAACTTCTCCTTGAGACGAACGGGTGTGGGTGTCTTACCCTTGGTGGCCTTAATTTCCTTGAGTTTGGCATTTAGCTTATTCGCAGCCTTCTTCCTCCCACTTTCAATCTTCGCTGCATATTCCATCATATTAGAAGGGGACATCACCCCATAAGGTGCCTCGGGACTGGCCGGTTGAATCTCGGGGACTGGGTTGGGGCGTACAGCACCGGGTCTCCTCAGGGGTGCCGGTTTGGTTTTGGGTTTAGCCTTGTTAGCGGCCAATATAGCAGCCGCTTTCTTAATCATATTGTTCATAGCCTTCTTTCTACTCGCAGCTGAAAGCTTACCGTAGTTAGGTGGTGGAAGTACCCGGGTCTCCTTAGGAGTCTTAACCTTAGGAGGAGTCTTAGGCTTGGGAAGCATTTTGAGAGCATTCGCGAGAGTCTTTGGTCTATTCGGTGATTTCTCACCAGTTAAGAATGGGTGTGTCAAAATAGTTTTGAATGTGGGAAGGTTTTCTCGGAGGGCGACGTGGTAATCTGAGAGTAGATATCCCTGGTTGGTGAATTTACCGTTATACTCGAGGAACTCTTTGTTAGGTATGAGCTCTTCGATGAAATTTTTAATAGCTCGCTGCTTAGGATTCCCAGGATTTCTCACCTTAACATAAATCATATACAAGAACCTATGAATATCATAGTATCTCGTACCTGGACCTTGTCCATGTCCGTATATACCCGCTTCCTTATATCCACCATCCTTCGTTTCTGGGTTTGGCATACGGTTGGACCAGTAGGATAAACCAAAATCAATGATAGTCGCTTCCACACCAGCGTTTGTGCGCTTATACTTTTTGATATCAGGTGAACCGAGACGACTCCTAAAAGATCCACCAGGGTCGTTCCGAATTACTTTACGACCGAGGTCAACTTTCCAAGTGTATGA